CTAGTCAGACTGCACTAGACCGGCGCTACACCCGCGTGTAAGCCAATCCCAGAAACCGGGAGCGAAGTCCAAGCCGTAGTAGCGGTTCTTGGCCTCGATGAACACGTTCGCATCGAGCAAATACGTCATGCCATCACCACCTCGGCCAGGTTCTCAAAGGTGGAATGCTTCGCCACACCTAGTAACTCGTACGCGTCGGTGTACAACGTCCGCCCTTCACGGGTGTCAGCGATCACCGCGCGAGCGAATCGCCGACTGAGCCGGTAAGGCTGGGATTTGTAGTAGTCGCCACCACTTGGGGCATCGCGATCAGCGAGGCTCTGAGAAGCCGCCGCTTCGGTGTCGCGGTAACGCTGCCGGAAGTCGTCCCACTCCAGCAACCCGGCATCGAAGGCGCTCTTCAGAACCACTAACTCGCTCACCTTGAAGCGGGCAGTTAGCTCCTTCACGGTCGTCTGCCTCCAGGCACCGACTAACTCGTCTGCTGGAACCAGCACCTCAGCGGCAACCCGGTTTGCCCAGGACTCCTTGCTGCTTTGGCCGTCTTGGGCAGACAGGTTCGCATCAGACAAGGCAGTGTCTCCCGCCCAGACGTGAGCAAGTTCATGGATCAGGGTGAAGATTTGGGCAGATTTGCTGTCTGCGCCGTTCACGAAGATGAGCGGAGCCAGATCGTCCACCAGAGCCAGACCCCGAAACTCGTCGTGATCAAGAGCACGGTGGGTGTTCGCACCCACGACACCATTAACCACCACGAGAACGCCCAGATCTTCGATGCCGGAGATCAGAGTGCGTCTGGCGTCACCAAGGGTCCGGTTCTGATCACGCTGCTCTGGTTCCCAGTGGAGCGCCTCACGGATGGCATCGGCCGCAACCTTGACGGGGGTACCCTGCGGCATCGAACCGACGTACGCCAGGCGCTCAAGCCCCTCAGCCAAGGCGTACTCACGGTACCAGTCCTGTCGCTTCTGGCATTGATAGATGGTGTCCAGCAGATCCGGGGATGGTTGAGCGATCTGCCTATTGCCCAGCGTGCGGAAGTCAGGAATGGGAACGATCTCCTGTGGCGGCTCAGCGAGAAAGAAGAAGCCCAGTGGAGTATGAGTCCAGCCCGCTAGCTTCTGGAGCTGCCTGTAAGTCGGCTCAGACTCGCCAGCCAACCATTTCGGAAAGGCCTTGAGTTGTTCTGGGACATCGTCTGCACTCAGGCGCGCTCGATCCAGAGCCCACATCAACAGTGCGGGCTCCACATGCACTCGCGTGGCCACTTCAAGCTCCTTCCACGATCCGAGTGTAGCGGTGACGGTCCTCCACGCGATCATGAACCCGTCTGGGAAACACACATGACCGTTAGGTTCGAGTGTTTGCATCCATGGTGGAGTGTCACCACCATTAACGCCTAAGATGACGAGCCTTCTATTGGCGAGGTGTGTGTACACCAGATCACCTACTTTGACAGTGGCGCAGGTTCTTGCTGGTGTGGGTTGTTCACCGTACCCATCGAGTGTGACTTTGATGGGGTTCACACTGGTGACGGTACCCCATTTCCAGGTACTCATTTCGCACCCCAATGGATGCTAGTTGCTATCTGTGTGTGTGTGTGTGTGTGTGTGAGAGAGAGAGAGAGAGAGAGAGAGAGTTAGTCCGCATATTCAGGGTTCCCTTCATTGTCATGAATCGCACGGCGTGCCAGATGCTCCTGAATGGCTTGGTTGTTCTCATCAGGGGTGATGATCGACAATGCTTGTGCATTCGCAAAAAGTGCCATCACGGCAATCAAGACAGACACACCAGTAGCAGTCCAACCTTCAAGATTGGACAGGATCATAGGGCCTGCTACACCAACAATCAGAGCCGTGAGATACACGGCTTGGCGTGCCCTGGCAGGGATCAGAGCGAGCGGATTTTCCATGATAATTTCCTTACAGTTGAATGTTTGATGAAACAGAAAGCTCTAACAGTTTCTGTCGGCCCACGCACATTATCAACGTGGATCTACTTCCAGCGTCCAAACCCAACCACCTGAATACTCTGGCTCACCACGTTACTAGCAGGCCCAAACAGGTAGACTGATCCTGCTGAAGTGGTTGACCAACTAGAACATTTAGGTATCTGGCTGTAGTACGTGGATGATGGGGTAGTCGCATAGATCACCGTGAAAGGTTTCGTCCAGTTGCCCATTGCATGACTCGAGTAGTACCAGCCAACCCACGATGTTCCACCGGTGTTAGCACTTAGTGTTCTCCACGCGATCATGAACCCGTCTGGGAAACAAATATGTCCGTTTGCTGCCAATAATTGTTCAACAGGTGGGGCTGGTGGAGGATTATCACCATTGACAACACCGTGGATAATCACATGGCCATGGGCCAACTCATATCGGACAAGATCCCCGACCTTCACCCTGGACATGTCACACAATGCACGTGGACGGTACGGGAGATCCTGGGTGTCGTTACCTAGCTTGATTCGGTAGTCTGGGCCTGCTTTGGTTACCGTGGCCCAATTGAAGGTGCTCATGGTTTCATTTCTCCTTCGTTGCTCTCGCTACTGCTCCTCATCGCCAATGAGAGCATCAGGATTGATAATCTCCTGCAGTGTGAGTGTCATTAAACCGAGTGGGGAGCAGTCTTCGGCCACTGCTGTCACTAGATAGAGTCCCTCGATGTCTGCATTTTTACTACGAAACCAGCACACATCACCTTCACGAATGGGCATGGGAAGTGTTTTGATTGTGACTGCTGCCACTGGTGAAGATTTCGCTACCAGCGAGTTCACACACCTCTGGTAGAGAACCTGCAATTGGTATTCGGTAGTGCCAGCGGGAAGTTCCTCATTTTCCAGGGTGTCAACGATTTCTTGGCCACCACGGCGAGGGATTGAATACGGGCTGTTTTTATTGAGATTCTCTGCTACAGCAACCAACGGTGGCTCATCAGTGGATTCTTCAGATTCATCCCGAGTTGGTGCTGCCACGCCAATCACCACGTTAGGTGTGGACAAATCATCGAGTTCGTGAGTCCATGTTTCCTCATATATTGCGAGTGCACCATCAATGAGTTCTCGGCGGATCCCTGGGAGCGAATCATAGAAAAGGCTCCTTTTACCAGGTGGAATATTGCGAACAGTCACCAAGTTTCCATTGGGTGAAACCTGCAACGCATGATACTCAATAGTTTGCAGCAGTTCGTTAATGATAGATAACCGGGATGTGCCCACATCAAAAGTTAATGGATTCGCAGTCTTTGTTGTGTCACCAAGGTCGACTGTGATCAGTTCACCTGCTTCCATGCCCAGTTGTTGTACCCATTGCATCACGGTTAGCGACTGGTCACATGTGTAAGTGTGGCGTACCTTGGATTGCCGCAGTCTTGTGGTGCGGTCGTGCAACCCTATTTTTCGTATACGCCCCAACCCTGACCAATCTGATGGTGCCGTCACAATCAGATATGAACCACGCTGGTCATCGAATTGGATCAAACCATTTAAGGAACTGATCGTACGAACAGGTCGAATGCGGTGGTTATAAAGATCAAGATCTTGTAGCCGAATCATACCTGGTTCAGCTGTAACCATCTCTGTCACAGTAAGGGACCCTGTGCCTTTCACACTAGGTGAATACCAGCTCCCGTTCAGATCGCCTTTCTCAACACCACACAAGTCACCAATGTGATGATCAATGCCAGTTGCTGGATCATGATCCAGGATCTCCCATCGCCACGACACTTTCCTTGCACCATAGAGAACATCAACAATAGTCTGTTGTTTCGCTGAAACGACTGTCATGGTTATTCACCTGTCCGTGTTACCGTGTAGGTGAAAGTAGCCAAACCTTTACTCCACGAGGATACGCTCCCTTGGATTTGGCCAAAGATTCGATGCCCGCTTGGATCTCGGTAACATACTCGCCCGGCGTGTTGAAGAAAATCACTGATCTGTTTCACTGTGGAACCTTCACCGTCAACAATCGTTGCTGAGCCTGGAATGGCGTAGCTTTTCGCTGGGCCGTACATTCCTATCGGGTATTCACGATCAGCGGCATTGAAAAGATCTTGTTGACGACCAGGGTTTGCCCCAAGTGTGAGGTTCCCGTAAACACTAATGGATTCTTCCCATGTTGCACCGCTTGACACGAATGCCCACCTGTCTTCCCTGACTGTGAGTAACACTTGGGTTGTGATCGAGGTTCCATCATCACCCCAACCAGTAACCTCATACAGATTCTGGCCATGAATAGTTGGAGTGGTATCAATAAGCCCGGTGAGGTCTATCGTTTCGACCCTGTATTGATCTATGAACACATCCCATGATTGCGCGGTCATGTCTTCCACTTCGACTGCTTCCCATATGGGGTGGATTCGAGCTTCTACACTTGGCAAGATCGCTCGTCGCACCGATATGAAAGCTGGCAATGATCGTTCACTATCTTCAATGAACGAAATGTCTAACTGCGCTCGCCCTGATTCACGAAGGTAGCTCACTTCAACGGTTGCTTTTACTGGTGGAGTGTATTCGACCGTGAAAACTACAGGATCAGTGCTGGTGATCATCCCAAAGGAATCAAGGACAGAAACCCGAAGCTCATAGGTGTGCCCATTGATCGCACGCGTGCCAAGAATCGTTGAAGATAACGTTGTCGACAGTAGTGTTTCAACGAGTTCATTCGCTATCTTGTCCCAGAGCTCAATCGTTGCCCTGATAGGTGTAGCGCCTTCTGACTGTTGATAGGTGAGCCCCACGTCAATGGTTGACCGTGTAAGCGATGAATCTGCTGCTGGTTTATCAACTGTCACTATAGATGTGTCACGAAATGTGACCGTAGCGAATTGTGACCAGTCTGATCCGCCCTCACCATCAAATCCTCCGCTTGTTGCCATGCCCCATGTTCTGACCCGGACCATGATCGATGTACCTACAGGGTAGGTCCCTGAAGGTATCAGCCATTGGGAAACATCAGAAGATGTTTTCCCCCCAGTCGACAACCATGTTGCTCCACTGTTTTCTGAATATTCCAGTTCGAAGGCTGTTTGCTCAGTGGTGTCCACAGGATTATGGTTCCACCTGACATGGAAATCTTTGGAGGCTGGTGCACTAGGTGGAAGATTCGTGAAACTCGGTGGATTCGGCGCTGCCAATAATTGCAGATGGTTTGATGGTGTAAAGGCACTGGTGAGTTGGCTCGTGTCCATTGTGCGAGCAGCAATGCCATACACATGGACTAGAGATGGGTCTGGTGATTCATCCAACCACTCGTTCACACCTGCAGGTAGTGCAACCAGGATCCCATCATCCCAAACAACACTGCCATTCACGAGGGCCCCATGTTTGATCACATGTTGATGCTCACTGTAGGCAACGGTCGGGGTGAAAACAATCCCGACACTATTTCCGGGAAGGCGAACAATAGAAACACTCGATGGGGCCCCCGGTGTTGTCCACACGGGCGCTGATGTTGAAGACCAATTCGATGTTCCAGCATCATTCCTCGATCGAACCCTGGAAACGATTTTCCGGTTGGGCTCGGCAGAGATCGTTGTTGACCCTACAGTGTTCATCCACGCTTGATCTGCCCAGTTTCCATCATTGACTTGTGTAGAGATTTGGATTTGTGTTGCTTGCCCGTGTGAGGCTCCTTGCCGGGTGAACGATGCTGACAGGGCTGAATCATTTACTCGTGACAGTTGGTTGTTTGTTGGAACTTCTGGAGCGATCAGTGTTGATGGGAGGGTCATCTTTGCTGTGGATGTCCCAGATTTTGAACCACTTGCACTTGGATAGTTGATATACAGGCTCAGGTCGATACTGCGAGCTGCACCATTCGAACTACCAGGGACAGTAATATCGTACGGTCCCCATTGTTTCGATTTCGAATTGCTACTCGAACCAAAATTCGCGTCAGCATTCGTAGCTTGCCGTTGTTGACCGTCAACGATCCCACGAATCGTACCGTTACTATTCCCATACCAGGATGTGCTCGTCCCTGGTATAGCATGCTTATATAATCGCAGTGTGTGACTGTTCGCTGTTTTGTTGGTGGACAATACATCAACATCAAGCCCAAAAGACGCTGTGGGGCTTGTCATCCCTGTGCGAGTAATTCTCCTAGTGGACATGGGCGGCCTCCACAAGTTTGTTCATCCTCTGCTGGTCTTCCAGTCGCGTTAGCTTTGCTTGCAGTGCCTCATCCCACACTGGAATACCAGAATGGAGCATTGACACGATCTCGGAGAGGGGTTGAATAATGGGTTGATTGGATTCAACACTTAGTGAGGCTGCGACTTGATGTTGCAGGTTAGCACTCATAGTGTTCCCGTTCATCCCACGAGGATTGAACACATCTGAAACGTCCCTCATCATCACCTGTGCGTTGTGTACCGCTAGCCTAGTTCGCCGTTCGATACCTTCGGCATATGCTTCACCCACAGCTTGACCGGAATATAGCACCCACCCTTTGCCACTGAAGGGGCCTTTCTTTGCTGGTGAGAATGGGAAATAGCTTCGCACCTGGGACATGGTGTTTTTGACGGTGGCTAGGATCCTCCCTGTCATGGCTGTGATACCGTTCAGGAAGCCTTGCATGAGTGACCTTCCTGATGCAGTCAACATGGACCCGAGATTGCCGAATGCTGCCTTCAGTAATGCTGGGATCGTCTTGGTGTATGTCAATGTTTGAAGCAGTTTCGCTTTTGCTGCTTTATCAAAATCGCCAAACCATGTGTTAGCTTTCGAGTTCAATGATGACAAACCTGATAGTGCACTGGTAATCTTTGCTGGACTGGACTTAGTTGCATCGACAGTTGAGTTGATGGAGCTAGCGACACTCGATTTGATCCCGTCCCATGCACCACCAATCGTGGACTTAATTCCACCCCATGCTGTGCTCGCAGTGGATTTCACACCATCCCAAGCATTGGAGGCTGTGGATTTGATCCCATCCCAAGTGTCGCCTGCTTTTGACTTGATTCCACCCCATAGCCCACCTAATGTGGAGGTAATCCCACCCCATGCAGTGCTCGCGGTTGTCTTCATCCCGTCCCAGGTTGTGCCAGCTGTTTCTTTCACACCATCCCAAGTTTCACCAGCTTTGGTTTTGAGCCCGTCCCACGCCGAACCTAACGTGGAAGTGATCCCGTCCCAGGTTGTGCCAGCTGTTTCTTTCACACCATCCCATGCAGTGTTCACCGTAGTTTTCACACCATCCCAGATCGTGGATGCTGTCGATGTGACCCCATTCCATGCTGTTTCTACAGTGGACTTCACACCATCAGCTGAAGCAGACACCGTGGATGTTATTCCGTCCCAAGCACCACTGATCGTGGATTTCACACCATCCCAAGCATTGGAGGCTGTGGATTTGATCCCATCCCAAGCCTTTCCCATGAGGGACTTCGATTTTTCACCAGCTGATGTGACTGTTGTGGATGCCTCCGTGGCCACTGTTGCTACGCTTTCAATGGTTTTCGCAGCTTCGTCAGTTGCTTCCTTACCTCCTTTTGAAAAGATCCCCTTAATCCCATTCCACAAGCCACCAGCTTTCTCACTCAACCAATCCCACGCTCCACCAACAGTATCGGAGATATTCCCCCAAATCGATGAAGCACTAGATTTGAGACCCTCCCATGCACCACCAATCGTGTCAGTAATGCCACCCCACAAACCACCAGCTTTCTCACTCAACCAATCCCACGCTCCACCAACAACACCCTTAATCCCACCCCAAATATCTCCAGCCTTAGAGCTAAGCCAATCCCATGCACCACCAATCGTGTCAGTAATGCCATTCCAAATATTTCCAGCAGTCTCCAACACGCCACCAAAGAAATCACCAATGGCACCAAAGAAACCCCTCACACCCTCCCAAATGCCAGAGATAAAACCCCAGACTCCTTCCAGAATTCCACCGATCCCAGAGGATTCAATACCGTCTTTCACTCCCCCAAAGAAGTCACCGATGCCTTTGAAAAATCCAACGACAGCATCCCAAATCGATTTGATAACACCCCAAATTCCAGACAGCACATTCCATATGCCTTCAAAAATTGGTGAGAGAATTCCCCATGCTGTCTGGATTATTCCCCACACTGTTTCAAAGAACCCAGCAATGAGTGACCTAACACCCTCTGTTTTCTCCCAGATCCCCACAAAGAATCCAACAATGGTTGTGAACACTGCCTTGATCACGCTCCAAATACTGGTGATCAAACCCCAGATTGTCTTGAAAACAGGAACCAGTATTCCTGCCACGATCTTAACAATGTTCCACACTACTTTGAAAACAGTGCCGATACCAGCGATTGCAGCCTTAATCACTGTCCCGACCAAGAACCCGATCACTTTGCCTGCGATTGTAAAGAACGGCGCGAGGAACTCTGCAACCTTTTTGATGACAGTGAACACTACTTTAAATACCGTGACGATAGCTCCTATTGCTACTTTGATGATACCGAAGATCACTTTGAGCACCGGGACAATGCCACTGGCGACCTTCTTGACAACATCCCCCAAAGTCTTGAAAACACTACCCGTGTCACCAGCACCAGATTTCAGGAAACTAAACACTCCTGATGCTTTGATTCCGTCCACAAGACCTTTAAAGAACCCTACGATAGCGCCAAAGACTGCTTTGATGGCATCCCAGACTTTCACCACGACACTCCATACATGTGTGAAGAACGCGCCAAGAGCGCTAGTGACTTTCCCCAGAATGGTACGAGCAGTAGTGAATGCTCCACCAAGAGCACTAGTAATGGTTTGTTTAATCCCCGAAAAGACTTGTGAGGCTTTCGATTTGAGACCATCCCAAGCACGACCCAAATAACCAGTGAACTTCTCCCAGATTTTCTGACCAGTCTTCGTTTTCGTAAAAAACAATCCAAGCCCTGCACCAACAGCTGCAATACCCGTAACAACTGGATGGACTTTCGGAAATTTCAACAACCCATCCAGTGCCCCTTTGCCCTTACCGGCAATTTTAGGAACCTTCTTTAATTCACCAATGAAACTGCCAAAGTTCTTCCCCAAGTCGGCTAGCCCAAATCCAGTGTTGATCGCTTTCTTCATCCCTGTCAGAGCCGAGGTGGCTTTATCAAGACCACTCGTGAGACCACCGATCACACCCTTGGTTACCTTGAACCCAATAAATGCCTTCACTGCTAGTTCAACCAATTTCGGATTTTTAGCTAGAAGGTCCGCTAATCTGCCAAAGATCTCAACCAGCGGTGGGAGAACACTGAGCGCCATTTTCCCGAAAGATTTTCCAACGTCGCGAAGCGAAGCAAAAACGTTCTTAAGGATGGTTCCAACATTGCCAAAAATGTCACGCAACTTGAACATGGCATTCTGCAAAGGTGTTGCTTGCCGAGTTACACCAACCAACCCATCTTCGTTTGACTTCAATATAGTCTTACCGATCACGAGCGCTTTGAAACCTTCTTCAACATTCCGAAGTGCTGGCTGTAGCTTGTTCGCCAACGATTTGCTGAGCGGTTCAACTTTCTCTGTCATGAGATCAATGAACGGTATTGCTTTAGAAAAACCAGTAGACAGCAGTTTCATTGCTGGTTCCATGAGCCTCTGGCCGAAACGGCCCAAAGCTGCGTTCACATTCATTAGTCGACCACTGAACGTGTCAGCCATAGCCCAAGCAGCCGGACCCATTGATTTACTCATAGCATCACGGAAATCATTGAAAGAGATCTTCCCATCCGAAACCAATTTTTGAGCCTCTGTTTGTGTAATGCCCAAATGATCTGAGAGACTCTTCAACACGGGAATACCCGATGACATCAGCTGCAGCATGTCATCTCCCTGCATTTTTCCTTTCGCTGCCACAGAAGAGAAAATATTGCCAATATCTGTCAAGGATCGCCCAGAGACAGCAGCCACAGACGTGATAGTTTTCAACGTGTGAGTCATAGCAGTACCAGTAGCAACAGACGATGCTGCCATCATCGCTGCCACAGAAGCAGCATCACCATACCCGTATGCAGTGCCTTTCACTGATGCCATGGCACTGGCCATAATCTTTTCTACATCTGCTGCTGAATGGCCCAAACCCTTGAGTTTCTTTTCAGCATTCTCAATACTCATGGCCCGTGTCATACCCATGGAAATAGTTTTCCCGATGAGTTTTCCCACACCCAATGCAGCTGCACCAGCGGCCATGACTTTGAATGCTTTAGTAAACATTGAGCCACTCTGCTTACCAGCTACTGCTCCAGCTCCACCCATTGATTTAGTAATCTGTGGTGCAATCTTGTCAGTGCGTGCCACGACGGTCAGGTAGGCGGTGCCCAGTTGACTAGCCATATCCACCACCTGCCTTTCTGTTAGTGGAGTTGTTGACCTCCAGCTTGTTTGACATACCAAGAATCAAAATTGTCAATGTCTTCTCGCGTGTAATGTTCCGTAGCTGAAGGTGTTTTCGGTATACGAACGGGTTTAGGTCGGTTTCGGTTCTTCCCGGTACGTTGCCAATTCGCAATATTTAACGCATCAAACGTGTGTGCAGCGAGCATCACACCCACACCACCACCTAGTCGCGGATCCGTCCACAGATCGTATTCTGTTGGTGGTGCGATACTCAGCATGGAAGCCGAGTCTCGTGGAAGCCAACGCGCCATGTCAGCTATTTCGCTGACACTGACTCCTTGTGAAATGAGTTGGCGTGGTAGCCCATGATAATAGCGCTGAAAATCAGCGGTGAGTTGCCCCCGGTGTTGGTGGAGTAAAACCAGGAGCAGGATTAGTTTGGGTTGATCTCGTTCAAGAGTTCTTCGAGGAATTCCCCAACAGCATTAAACGAAATGCGCCCTGTCTTCTTGTTGCGAATGATTTCGTAAGCTTCTTGTTTCTGCTTTTCACCAAGGAAACCGCGCAATGCTTTAGGGACCATGGCCCCTTGCCCTTGTTCACCGAACTTGTCTAACAATTCATAAAGCTCAACATCGTCTAAAGCATCCGGTTCAATAATCCAGGTACGTCCTCGTGCTTCCACTTGTGTACGACCATCCTCGAGAGTCTTACCAGATTTCTTGTGTTGATAATCTTGTGGGACTGGTCTTGCCACCTGTGTGACTTCGTGTACTGGTTCGGGCATTGCACTGGTTTGTTGTTCAGTGGTGACTATTGTTGTTTCAATAGCCTGTGTTTCCATGTCCTCCACGTGAGGAACCTCCATTTTCTTTCAAGACACGACCTGCCGTACACCAGTACGGCAGGTCGAGCCTGTGTTAGTTTTTCTTACCCTGTTGGTTCTTTATCTATTTGACCATCGTCGAGATAATCGATGAAGAACAATCCCGTGTCAGGATCTTTATATGCGCTCATTTCGAATGGTAGTGCGATCACATCCTCGTCACTGTAGGTTTCTTCAAAGGACTCTGTTGTGTCCAGTGCAGAGAAGAACACTGTGCGACGCAGACGGCCTTCATCGTTCATGTCGAAAATCCACATCGCTGATTCTGTGTCTTCACCAGAATAAGAGATCGTGACCAGGTTTCCGTGGTCTTCTGTGGCTTCAGTGCGAGTTATCGCCGCTTCACCCCATTTGGCTGTTTGTGTATCAGCATCGAGGGTTTCGATCAGGGACAGGTTGAAACTCACGCTATGTTCGGTGCGTGACTTCTTTACTTGATCTCCACCCCATGCGTTAATTTCTGAGTATGCTTTACTGATTTGTCGACTCCATCCATCACTGGACACATAGCCCAAATGGACGAACTCTTCTGACAGTTCTGTTCTGGCATCTATTGGATATGGTGTGCCCAGTGGTGCACGAAACACCGCTCCGTTAATCTTCGGCTTGCCAGCCATCACATTGTTCTTGTTGGGTGTTGCACTCATAGTGCGCCTCCTTCATCGTTGTTTTCTTTATCGATAGGTTCAGCTTCCTCAACTACGTGAGGGGCTGGTTTTGATGGTGCCCTTCGTGTTTTTTCTTTCACTGGTGGCATACCACCTGCACCTATCCATCCCTGAGCTATCCACTTGGGGGCAGCCTGGTCAGGTATTTCATGTTCAATCCCGGTGATGGGATGCTTGAGAATCATGAATCATCTCCTTTTCTTAATCAGTCCGATGAGAAACAATGCACCGCATTTCATATAGTGGTGTTCCTGTTTCGTCATCTGCCTCAAAGCGAGGCCCGGCGGGCCACCCGCCAAAATCAGGTACTTTCTCCCAGTTATCCAATATTTGGTATACAGTCTCGGAGAGGGTTTTCGCATCAGCTTTTCCTAGCTGTGACCAGCATTCGACACTGATCATGTCCCGGCGGTGTACGAGAGTTCTCCGTTCACTACCTACTTGTTGAATGCGAATGAAACGTTGAGGTAAATCTTCTGGTGCTGGAATCATGCTCAGGACTGGCACATCAATGTCACTGTTTAACAGATAGTTGATGGTGAGTTCTTCAACGTCGGCCCACATTAGCGTCTCCCTTCAGCGAAACTTGCTAATCGGCGTGTTCTTCGTTCCCTGCGCATAGTTTCCATATCTGGCCATACCATGGCAGCGGCACGTCGGCCACCTTTCGGGTCTGGAATGGTTGTTGCAGATTTTGCTTGGTAACCAACCCCACATGAGGATGCGATGTTTTGTGCAAGCGCATCGACAGCACCTACAGCATCAATTTGTCGTGCAGCCCAATCAAGTTCCCACTGAATATAGTCACCACCACCGATACGGGTACGGCCACCACTAACCACTGGTTCTCCTCAAGTTGATTCTCAATCCGCCTTCTCGTTCCCAAGGGCCGGTGCTGAAATCTTCTGCTTCACCGATCTGTTCGAATACTTCACCTTTCATGATCCATTTCCACCGTGGACCATTCGGTGTACCGATAGGTGTGAACAAATCGAGTTCCAGTTCGACAGCTCGCCGACCATCTACTGGTTTCACGTTCTGTCGTGATGATGTGGGTGCCCAACCGTGCACCATCACAATTTGGGGTTCATCCCATCGGTCAACGTTTGACTGGTGGGTATCCTTACCAGGTATATATGCCTGGCATTTCACCTGGTGAGGTTTGGGGAAAGGTAGCACTGTCATCGGAACCTACCGAGTTCAATGTCACGTCTTGATAAGGAGAGTCCTCTGGTGACATCTACGGTTCCTGAGCGTCGAGCGTTTTTACAGATCGCTTCCAGCATTGTGATCTCTGAGGGCCAAAACATTCCACGCCGCTCTTGAGTGTTGTCCACTGTAACGGACTCATGGTAGGGCCCTGCTGTTCCTGATTGTGTCGTAACGTTCCCTGCTGCACCCGCTGCAGTCCATCTCAACACAACTGCTCTGAGCACCGCTTTCAATTGGCGTAACTGTGTCGGTGAGAGTTTGGACAAGTCTTCCAAACAGGGTGCAACAAGACTCGCCTCAGCAAGTGCATCATCAATACGGATCCGTGTGGCTTCCTCATCCAAATCAGGGATGAGCGGTCGTAGATCATTAGGGGTTAAGACCATCATGATTCACCTCCAGGTATGGCAAAGGGCCGGGAGTCTCATAACCAACCCGACCCTTCACCACGATCATTAACTAGCAGGGATGACCTTCGCTGAGAGTGTCGTGTTTGCTTTCTGCATCACAGGCAATGCCACAGCAGAAACCAATACATCCAGCCCTTCAGGATCATGACGATCAAACGCGCCAGAGAAAATACCTGAACGTTCCCCTGCAGGGATCCCGTACTCATCTTGGATCGCCTCAGCTGTCACACCATATTCAGTCGTACCTAAGCCTTGCCCAGCAAGCGGTAGCACACCAGCAGGCGGGAGCAGCACGATAGTGTCTTGTGGCCATACTGGTTGACCGAAATCATAGGTCGAATATGGTTCATCAGCGACAATCGCTTCAGTTAATCCACAATAACCAGCCAACACTACCTTTACCTGTTCAGTGGAGATCCGCCCAGGGAGATCCGTGTTACGCCCCATAGCGAACTCGATCATTTGTTGGTTCGTTGCCGCTGCATTCATGACAGCAATGCTCATCATGATCGCTGTGGGCATGGCACCACGTGAAGCGACCTTAACCAATTCGATCCATTCAAGGAGTTGATCAATAGGTTTGGAATCTGGATCAGTCCACATGTTCGCACCTGCTAGTGGTGGGAGTGTCAGTCCAGTGTCACGACCGAAATCAATCTCCGCAGAGATCCCATTCTCAGCCAGAATAACCTTGCCCTCGGTGACGGCTTGCACCCGGGCGATCTCCAGGCGAGCTTCAACACCCACACCGAGTTTCGCGGCATAATCAACGAGCTTGTCACCCATCATGTTCATTTGCCCAGCGAACTTCAATTGTGTGTATTCACCAATAGGGACCTTCCGAGAGATCGGTGGCAACTGGCCAGACATGGTCGCTGATGGTCCGATCTTCCCATACGGTGCTGGTGTATCGAATGCACGATAGGTGGCAACATCCACACCAGTCAATTGGTTCACATCGAACTCATAGTTCAACGTTGGATTCTGATTAGGTGTGAACCACCGTGTCAATGGCATCGAGTCAGCAAACGCCGAAGCGGCAGCTTGTGCTGCACCTGTTAATTCGACAGGTGTCTTGTATTGAGTATTCATGAGCGTCATGATTAGCCCTCACTTCCAACATAGTCCACATCGAAGAACACAAACTGTCCCGTGGTGGGAGTGGTGTTGTCGAGTGTGGGATTTCCTGGCACGAAACTGGGGTCAATGATCCCGTGGACGACCATCGCCACATGGAGTACCTTTGTGGATACTCCAGCGAAATCAGCTTGTAACGCGACAGGATCAAGCAGGAATCCTGCCAAATGCTGTCGACCATCATCAGCATCTGGGTCATAGGGGCCCCATTCTTGGGCTCCTGTGACCTTACCAAGGGGCAACCCTGAGGGGATCACACCCTTGTCGTCGTAATGTGTTCCTGCATCAAGCAGGGTGTATGGCACTGTTACAGAGACAGTGTTGTCGTCTGCGTGCCGTGTACGGAGCCAACGGTAGTCGCCTTGGCCCTCGGTGACCGTAGTCTTGATCGATAGATCAGTCATGGTCTTTCCTTTCGTTGTTAGGATTTCTTGAATTTCTGTGAATACATTGTCCGAGCCTGCGCCACCGAATCAGTCACCTGTGTGACACCCAATCCCTGACCCTGCGATGGGTCTGGTTGTGGCTTGGTTTTCCCATTCTCAGTTGCCTTGGTTGCCTCCAGGTAGGCGGCTTGCACCTGTTCAACCGAGGAAGCGATCTCCTCAGCGGTCGACCCAGTAATCAAACCAGCAAACGACGCGGGAAGTTTTGCATCATCACCCGCTTTTCTGCGGGCCTCCACAGCTTCCAGCTCAACAACCCTAGCCTCAGCTTTCACGCGAGCCTCCTGCTCACGCTGAGCCTCGCTTTTGGCTTCCTCTTGGGCCTTGTCGTATGCTTCGGCTTTCTCCTTCAACGGCCTGAGACGATCAGCGAGAATCCTGTTCAAATCCTCTTGACTGAACTTCTTTTCAGACTCCACAGGAAGATCCTCTAGTGTCTTGGTCGTTTCGGTTGACTGCGTTTGGGCAGACTTGTCTTCTGTACTCATATGTGTTCCTCCTGTTAACCCTCAGGGCAAGGTGTTAAATGTGTTCCTTGTCACAACGCCACAAGAAAAGGCGAAAACCTAGGTGTCTAACTATGCGTAGATAGCTTCCAATTCTTCCATGGTGGAAATATCGGCAGGAAGCATCTCTTTGAAATGATCGACGATGCGATCAAAGTCATTCGGGAAAAACAATGCCACGCTTAGAGGGAATTCATCCTCAGACTCGAAAATTGAAACCTGACCGATAATCCCAGCGCTATTCACAGCGCGCTCAACATCAGAACGTGAAACCCCACGCCCAACAAAGATGATCTGATCATCTACTCTGGTAGTCAAGGTAGTCACCTCCATCAAGAACGATAATCACATGGTCAAAGTGTTCTCCAGCTAGCCCAAGTATATACGACATGAGTTCTCGCGCCTGCGTTTCCGTCATTCCGACGATCACTGAACCATCAACACGGGCAAACACGATTTGAGATGACTGTTCAATTCCCTTCAACACATGTCTCTCGAGCGTGACAGGATTCAGTGACGAATTATTCTTGAATTCCCACGGCTTCTCTTTAACCTGATCTGCTGAATCTGGTAGCGAGAGTTCTTCGCTTCGCATCACAGGAACAAGATCGATCCCGATCAGTTCCATCCAAGCTGCTGTAGCGCTCTCAACGGCATCCCATCTTTTCACCTGTTGCTTGTCGTTGGGATGCTGAATCCGTGTCTTAATCACATCCCAGGATGGCGGTTGTTTCGCGTCTTTGACTCTTCCGAGTTTTCCATCATGCACATATGGAATGGCCTTAGGCCAATCTTCATCCCCATCTGGTCCTGGATTGAATCTCCATGCAGGATTGTCGTCTACCCCACCAAGAACAGTAGGAGGTCTCCCTCCACCTGATCCACCACTAGCACCACCAGCCTGTGTCTGTGGTGTCGGAGAGTCATGGAATAATCCTGATCCACTGGCGCGCATCCGCTGAGCAACCTCTTTGCCAGTAGCACCAGGAGTCCACGCCTGATCATAAGCATCAATGTATTTCTGCTCCTGCGCTGTGGGAACCCAATCACCCCAATCACCACGGAACTCTTCCACCGTACATCCACAAAAATTGTGATACTTGTCAGGGTGGATTCTATGATCCCCTGTTGCTCTACGACTCTGCGGTTTCAACGCAGTATCCATCGAGGAATACACTGGCCCACGAGTGACCAGCATCGCACACCATGCACACGGGTTCCCCTGGGTGACACGCCTCCACGATGATCCTGAGGCCTCGGCTGATAGTCGTATCGTGTCACGGCCCGGTTCGAGTGCTTTGCACCACACTGATCCCATCAAATGCGCTGATGCTTCCATCCATGCTTCCGTGGGTGAGACACCATAGTTGATGGCTTTCTGCGCTAAGCGCGGTGCCCAAATCACATCATTGACTGCTTGTTTCGGATCATACTTGGGTAAGACGACAGGTAATCCACGAACGCTGGAGCCCCATTCGGCTTCCCGGAACCCTGTCACATAGCGCTGTGCTTGCTGTGTGCCCTGCTGATAGGTTAACAAGGACAGTTTGACCATGTCCTCCACCCATGGTGTGATCGTGCCCCTAATATCCTTGGGGTCAATCATTGACAATCGGTTGAACGCGGTTTGAGAAACATGAGCTGCGAGAAGATTCTGGGTTTTCCTATGGCGTGTGGTCAGTTCACGACCTTTCAGTGTCACAGCCATAGTTCCTCACTCATCTGTACGTTTCAGTGTGGTCGGCATCAAACCGTGACTGAACACCAAACCTGGTAACCCGACCCTGTCTGCTGCCTCACGAGGATCAACACCAGCCCTGATCAGCACACCAAGAGCGTTAGCTTTGTCTTTTATTGCTTCTTCAACCTGCTCATCCGATACTGCTACCGGGCTGTTGGGGGGGGCCTCATGGTCGATCACATCACCGAGCATGTCACCGAAATTCTTTGCCCGTTCCCAATCCGCTTCGACCTGATCTTGCTGAGCCCTGGTCAAATTAATCCTCGAATATGTTTCCTCAGAGCGTGGTGGAAGAATCCCTGCACCAACGAGTTTCGCTACCTCATCAGCACGAGCTGCCTGTGTTGGTGTTGCTGGGTCAGCCCACCAGACGGAAACATCAGCGAACTCTTCAGGAACCGCGCCTTTAGCGAACAGCACAGCGAGTCGAGCTACTTCCAACCATCCCCGGCCAAACATTTGACAGCGGCGCTCAGCTTTCTTAATCAACCGCACCTCTGAGGCGCGAATAGCATCAGCACTCGACGGGTTCGCGGTGGGTGTGACCCCGAAATACGCATCCGGTACACCCGTGACTGTTGCCAATTGTGATGCGAGTGCTTTCAACTGGTCAATGTGTGGTCCAGGGCTGACCTGTTTCAAGTCGACAACTTGTGGGAGTGCACCTTTAGCATCGGGTTCAATAGTGAAGAACGAGCTCATGACAGCCTGCCAACCATCAATGTCCTCGGGTTTCACACCCAAAACTAGGCGTTGTGGCATCGAGAAGAATTCGCGGTTGACAGCCATGGCCAGCAGTACCCGTGAGGCTTCATCAACGAGGTCACGTACTGGTGCACTGATTTCTGAATGCCCACCGATCACTGATGCTGAAGTGCGGTTTGGTAGTGCTACAACAGGGATCCGCCCCAGATGATGGGTATCCCTAGATTCTTCCACCCAATCATGGTCGCGTTTCACGATCCTGACAGTGGCATTTTTGAGATACAGTGCACCGGTTTGGTCACTGCCTTTCTCTATGGGATCAAGAGTGATCGCAGATGAGAGTAGGCGTGTTCGATGATCCATGATCCCTGTCGTGTGCATTGCTGATTCCATGGTGACCAGTGGATCTGGTTCGCCCTCACCACCAACACCGATTTTTACGAACCCAATCCCGTACATGAGCGAATCCAAGTGAATCAACCCGGATTCAACCTCCAACAGATTCTGGTTGAACACTGCATCCAAACCAAGTTCACCGGAAGGATCATGCCATCCCAACAGTTGAATACGTTCCTCGAGGGCATCCACGATAGTGCCAGCCCACCCCATTCTGGGTGCCTGGTCCCTCATCAAGGGTGGGACACTGAAACCCACGTTATGTGGTTTCGCATCACCCTCATAGTAGGTCGTTTTCTGTTTGTTCTTCTTCACATATTTGGAGAGTTGAGACTCCATCTGGGCTATCAGCCCGTGTTCTTCACTCGATAATCCCATCAGGAGCCTCCTTTCTTCAATCGAGGTGAAAAGTCTCTGGTGGCTTGCTGGATACTCTCAGCTTCCCCACCCCGACGCTCAGTAGGCATAGTAGTGGTGTAACCCATTCGCCCTTGCCCTGGCGCATATTTCGGTGCATCTGTCTTGGTTTTCGCTATACCAGCAAGCCTGGCACCCATCACGGCCCCCACCATTGATGTCGCGGCATCCACAGTCTTTGAGGAGTCCCTTGTTACCTTCCCCAGTGATGTACCGTACAGGTTAGGTCTTGCTTTCGCATTATGAACATGGCGGCGCAATGTTGGTGAACCATCCCATCGCAACGGAGACGATTCTCCCTCTTGATCAATCCATGATTGGAGGAGCTCAGCTGTTTTCGTGAAATCAAAGTTTCGTTTACGTGAACCAGATGTGGAATGCCTCATATCAAACAACACTGGTGAACCACCCACCCCAGGAGAAGCCCACAAAGGCAGACTGTCACGATAGTCACGGGCCAACCCATCGATCATGTACGCCCAATACAAAGCCTCGTCGTCACCGTCCTTTGCAGGGCCAGGATCAATACCGAACCATTGCACCTTGTAACGGTTGAGAGCATCCCTCACCGCTGAATCCACATCCTCACGTGGAACAAGCCAACCCATTCCCCGTGGGCCCTTCGGGCGCTCCCATACACCCACCTCGAACACTCGGTAATCCAGAGTGCAACCAATCAACGCTGTCGCATCCTCAGATTTAGAGCAATCCAGAAACAACGCAACAGGTGTATCATCTTCGATCAAGAATTGACTAGCTAACGCATCAAACTTGGCAGCATCAACCCACGCATCCTCCTCTGTGGCCAACCCATTCAAGTAGTACCTGATCGCATCAGCCACAGAAGTGCGAGGATCCAGCATCTCATCCGACAATCGAGGAAGATCAGCCCACGGAGCATCCATGTACGCTGCCTTCAAACCCCTCATGCGCCCTTTGGCTGTTAACACATCAGTGTCTGGTGGGGCTTCAATCGAATCATAAAGAATATCCAGCGCCCCCGGGTATCCCAAAGCCTGTTGTTTCTGCCATGCCTCAAACGAATCCTCAGCTACAGAACCCATTCCCGGCATGTGAGCATTCGTGAACTCAATCACCCTTGCTTGAATCTGTGAAGGTGACTTCGCAGCATTACGTCGAGCGACAGCTGCCAATTTCTTCCCACCAGAGGATTCAGTCATATGATGCGATTCGTTCATGATCCCTGCTGTCACCGGGTCACCCTCCGAACTCGCTTCCGATGCGGTTGTTACCTCGAACCGTCCACCAGTGTCTTTCACAACTGTGCGGGTAGCGCCAACATCCAAACCATAAAATTCACGAGCTGCTTTCGACCACATCGCATTCGCAACCCGCAGAAGATCCTTCGACTGCTCCTCACTATTCGATGCGATCTGCACCAGTGGCAAACCACGACGCACACCAACTGGGCGACCACCCACGAAACCAGCAAACTCCACAGGCCCACACAATTCAGCATTCGCCAAAGCTCCCGCCATCGGATCTTTTCCTGATCCTTTACTACCACGTTTCACACCAGAGCGGTACACAAACCGCCCCTCTTCATTCACCAAATACCACAACACCAGGAAACGCTTCTGCCCAGGCGTGAACACCCAACGCCGACCAGAAATAGGGTGAATCAACCCCGGTTCATCTGTACGACCCTCAGCCCAATCAATAATCGCTGGACCTAAACTCATAGAAGCCAACAGGTGACGCGCATCCTTCGACTTCTTCTCATCCCCCACCGGCCACGGAACCGAACACCACGCGCCACTAGCCTTATCAATCCAATACCCCGGAAGAAGCAGATCAGATGTGCTCATCGATCTGCTCCAATCACTACAAGTCCCGGTACGATTCCAAACTCACCACATTCTCTGACTCCACAACTGGAGCCTCATCCACATATCTGATCCTGATGTCACGCCGAAACTCAACGGTCGTACCCAACACACGTTCACGATTACGTATCTCTGTCGCTAACCTCGAAGCGCCCTCATCAAACAATGCCACCAACCTTGCTGTGTGCTCAGCGAAACACCAATCAGAATCCGACCACAAGCAACAGTGAGGCATCGTTGAAACAGTTTCCCACCATTTCAGGGTCGGCAACGGCCATGAAAACCCACCAGGACGACACTCCGGTAGCGGCCTGCCAGCAAACGGAACATTCACAACCTCCACCCACTCATGAACAGGCTTGTGACGTGTCACCGCTTGCCCTTGAGGTTTAGGTTTCCTACCAGTCACAGGCATAGTCACCCTCTCATCTGAAATCTATTCCCTGTCATCGTAATGAAGCGAGCCCTCGTGTAACGTTCAACGTTTCCTCGTCGATAACCAGTCCCCTCATCCGCTTCCACAAACACATGAACACCCTGACCAGACAGACCACGTTTTGCACGGATTCTTCCGCCCTATGCTTTCCGTCTGACCTTCCAACCCGGCCGGGGGGGTTACCCCTGGGCCCCTCGTTCTTGTGATGCTAGGTAGCTGGTATGTCGGATGGGTGGGTGTAGGTTCTTTTGGGTTTCATTCTTGTTTTTCCTGCTCGGATTTCGTATTGGGTTTTGGTGTCGTGGCAGGGTTTGCAGAGTCCTTGTCCGTTGTCGAGGGTGTGTGGGTTGATGCCTTGTCGGATGCATTCGGTGTAGGGAATGATGTGGTCAGCTATAGTGGCTTCGGCGTATCCGCAGTGTTGGCATCGCTGGTCGCGGTAGAGGATTTGTTTTCTGAGTGTGGTGGGGAATGCCGTTCTATTGCCTGACCAGGAGGTTTGTTTGCTCATTGTGTTTGTATTTCTGCTTGTCAGATCATGTTTTGAGTTGATTTATATAGCATAGCCATGCTATACTTATCATGTATCCAAGAGAAAGGAGGAAGCAAGATGAAAGTAATCGAACTGCTCAGCCAGCTTAGCTCCATCGCAAGCATGATTATCGCAGCAATTGCCCTAGCTGTAATCATCTTCCGTAAGCCAAGAGGCTGACAGTGTGGGTAGATGTCGGGCTGGTGGTGACTGGCCCGGCGTCTCTCACTAGGTTACCAGATTCTTGTTGAATTATCATGAAGGAAAGTATTGGACATGTGTTCAAGTGGTTGTCGTTGTCGTTTGCGTTTTCTGCGTGTGCTTTGGCTGTTCATGCTGGGAGTTTGCTTGGTGGGTTGAGTGCTTTGACTGCTGGTGTGTTGGGGTTTGTTGCTGTGGAGATTGTTTCGATGGAGTCTCATCATGACTGAGGTGTTTTTGAGTTTGACTGAGGTTGCTGAGTTGTTGGGGTTGACTACTGGTGGTCTTGCGTCTCAGAGACTTCCTGAGGCTGATGCTCGTATTGGTCGGGCTCGTGGTTGGAGGAGGGAGACGATTGATGCTTGGGTTGTTTCTCGTCCTGGTCGTGGTCGGTGGGGGCACGGGTTGAGGGAGTGATTGTGTTGGTGCTTGTTTTTGGGCGCTAGCATTGCCGACTGGTGTCAAGTATGCCTGTGGATAACTTTTGTGTCAAGTGTTTGTTTTTGGCGTGTCGGAATTGTGGTAGTTGGTTTAAGGACGTGTTTCGTCCTATTCTGTATGATTTCGTTGTCCTACTCGTCCTAATGCTTGATTTCAAGGGGTTATATAAATATACACTATCTCTATATAATATAATACTCTATATACAAGATATATTTGTTTGTATATATAATACCTTGTCAGGCAGTATATCTCTTATAATTCGAGATTTCAATAATTAGGTCGAGTAGGACGGGTAGGACATCCAAATGTCCTACCTTGTGAAATCATAAATACTCACATACTAGAGATAGGACAAACCGGTCCTATAGTTAGATTTCTATATCATCGAGGAGCGTGAAAACTTCACCCTTCTCAGTCTCGTCTGTCGTGATTCTAGCCACCCTGTGAAGCCGGTATATGGCTTCCTCGTAGGCTCCGCTCTTCTTATCACGACCAGCAATAGCCCTGTTAAGCTCACTCCTGGTCATGGATCCCCCACGACTTTTCAGCTTCGCAAGAATTATTTTCTCCACACGCTGCCGAGCGATCTTGGCCTTATATCTCACATACTCATCGGTGATTTGTGCATCTTCTTCAGCTTTCTGTTTGCGCTGGAGGACCATGGAATCAAGGCAGTGTTGCCTGGTTTCTGTACTTTTGTTGATGATCACTCCTGAGAGTGCCCAGTCTTCATCGTTGACTTTTGTGCGTGCCTCCATGAGAGCAAGTGCAGCAGCCGTTTTCAACCGCACAAGCATTTTGTGACCATCAAGTGGGTGAATGAGCCCACGTTGTGCTTTGACCCGTTCAGTTTTCATGTCTTTCTTTGCTTGTGCACAAACACTCATGATGGTGTTGCCGTGTTTGTCTTGTGGATTATCGTCAATGAACCGGGACCATTCTGGACTGTGGAGTTGCATAAGTGGCCGATTATCGGGATCTGTCTGGGTTTCTGTGATCGCTAGATCATAGGAGGGTAGCCACAGGAAGCGTTGTGGTGTTCCCCCGTCGGCTTCTTTTCCTTGGAGATAGGTTGCTGACCTGGTGGGTTGGGCACCGATAATGAACACGGCCCGGTAGGAGTGTGGTGGGAGTAGGCATCGTCTTGTGCGGTCGGCGATGGTGGAGCCGAGGAGTTCACCGGACCATGCTGAGCGTATGGTGGGCATGATGGTGGCACCTTGGCGTGCTGATTGTGCGGTGAGTGTATCGATTTCGTTGATGTTGAAGATTGCTTGGGTGCGTTCCCACAGGATTGGCGCAGGGTTATCGTCACTGGGTTTCGGGTTGGGTTTAGCGTAGGTGGCAACGATTCCTTCACCGGTGCCGATACTGTAAACATTGGTGTCGTTGTCCCATTGGAAAATGTGTTCCGCAGTGGAGATGGAGATGCCTTTCCCACCGGATGATGGTGACACGAGGGTGATGATGGAGTTGAGGGAGGCTGGTGCACCTATTCCACCGGTGATAACAACGGTGGGTGGTGTGTTGGCTATGGTTTTGGCGATGGTGACACCGAGGACTCCCCAGGGTGGGGCCATGCGTGCGAGTGATTCTTCACGGATGAAGGTGAGGATGGGGCGTGCAGCCCAGAATTCTTGTTCGGTCATGGGTTGTCCTGCTGGTTGAGTTCTTCATCGAGTATGTGGCATGCTTGGGCGATTCTGCGTCTCCTGGAGGCTGTTTCTTTAATGATCTTGGCGTAGTGTGGCGCGACTGCTGGGATAGCGAAAGAGGCGGCTGTAATGGCTTGCATGAGGGGGTTTCCCCAACCACCTGGGCGTGGCATATCCTTGTCGAGTCGTGCACGTATGCTCACTGGGTCGATGGTGTAACCATTGGTTATTGCGTTGAGGCATTCGGTAATAATGTCGCGTGTACTGGGGTCTTGATAATCTTCGGGTGTCGTTGTTTTGACCGCGTCAACAACTATTTGTGGTGCAGAAAATAGGAGAAGTCCAGCGAGTGCTTTCTCACTAGCGATGTCACCAGGAATATTGTCTGATAGATAGTATTGGAAGTAGTGTGGATAATCCCACACACCGCCTTTCATGATTCACCTACTGGTGGTATGCGACCTGTTTTGCGTAACTGGTGAATCATTCCGACGTCACGGGTGATCGTGTCCCTGTATTGGTCAATATTGGGGTGTGTGACAGCTGTGTCATAGTTGGCGAGAATGAACCGGATCCGCCACATGGTGGTGTCCATGATTTGGTCGTCTTGTTCATTGTCGGGAATGATGGGTTTTGGTCCTTGATCGTGTTCCCACATGGTCCATAGTTGGTGTGCTGTCCAGCCTTCCCAGGGGATGATAACTCCACGAGTGAGTCGGTGTATTTGTGTGTCGTATCCGAGTGTTTCGAGGTCCGCGAGTGCTCGGGAGTGGACTGTGGTTGAGCGGATGCCTGGATGGGTGGTTGTGCGAATGCTTGCGTCAATATGGTCGAGAGCATCCCAGTAGGTGAGCACAGTGGTGAGGTCTTTGTAGAGGATTGATGCTTTGGTTGGGGTGAGCATGTTATCCGTTCTCTCCTTGTGCTGTGTGTATGGGCTTATGTTTTCTTGCTATGCTTGGTTTAGATGGGGTTGACTTTTATGTTTAGGTGGGGTATGCTTCTCATATGACGAAGCCAATGAAATACCTGAAACTAGCGCAACTGCTACGGAAAGCTGGCTTCCAGTCACGACCAGGTAGAGGAGATCACGAAATATGGACAGGCCCAAACAATGCCAGGGCTGTCCTGGTTCGCGACACTGAATGCTCACCAGGGGTGACCCGTCAAGCCCTGAACGCCATCCAAAAAGCAAAGGAAAACTAATGATCACCGTCACCGCTACACCCTGGAAACTAGGGTGGGAACTCGAACTCGACACCGGTGGAATCACCCAAGTGCGCTCCCTAGCGAAAGCCAAACAACAAGTCCGTGAATACCTCGACACCGTTGACCCTGATGTTGACCACACCAGCTGGGAGATCACCATTGTTCCCGAACATGGTGGAATATTCGATGAAGTCTTAGAAGCAAAAACAGACACAGAGCTCGCCCAAGAAGCCACCAGAAACGCCGCCAAACGCATGAAGGATGCTGTACGCGAACTCACTGATAGTGGTGTGTCCATGACCGATACAGCAGTGATCCTCGGGGTCACCAAGGCGCGTGTTTCACAACTCGTTTCGTAGATCACTACACACCTCCTGGCGTGTAGTGTTTGGCAGTAATGCTGCGAGGGGCTCGATACGCCCACTTGCAGGCTTTGCATTCCCTCCAGGTGGTCCCTGGTCGGGAATACACGTTGTCACCATTACCCAGTTCATTCGCTGACACATTTTGCGAAGTGATTGTTCTTGTAGTTCGTTCATTCTTGATCCTCGATTTCTAGCCCCTGCTGGAGAAGATCAATCACTTGACTGGCCTCATGTTTGGTCAGATCCTTCGATGAAGTGATGTCGTCACGGCCTGTCACATCGCAATAGAACTGCAAACCTTTCTCCCTCGATTCTTGATTCCACCATCCTGTTTCTTTCAAAACAATATGGAGTTTCTGGAGTTGTTTTGGGGTGATCATTTCGACCGCATCCAACACTTCTTCAATGATCTCAACCGGGTCATCATCGGGCGGTGGTGTTTCTTGTGGTGGTGGGGAGGGAGGTGGGTCAGTTGCTCTCGGGGAACCTCCCTCCCCTACATCAGCAGAACTACTATCCACCATAGATTCTGCTGGTTCACCTGCTGTAGAAAGGTCAGCAGGGAGATCATCGGCACTCGTGAGGCTGCGAGCGCTGGGTGTTCGTTTGGGTCGTTTCGGTGGGTCCAGTGGGGCACGCTCAGGAATGATCCCGCCATCACCCTCAACAACCTCACCAGCCACGGTCGTGATCGTTTCCAATCCCTTCGGTGGCTGAACAACCATTGCACTATAGGAAGGCGTGTACGCCATATCTTCGGCTTCCTCAGTGGACACCAGTCCGTGAATCACATCAGAGAACACGGCTTTAGCCATGCGTGTGGTTGCCCTCGCGAGGAGCATGTCCGCAGGATATTTCTGCCACACATCTCTACCCGTGAGTCCTGCTGTTTTCGCTTCCATAAGGGTAAACGTGAAAGACTGCCACGCATCAGGATCATCCTTGTCCTCTTTCCTCCGGCCTTTAATCGTGCATTTCTCAGCACCAGACGCAACAACCCTGATCTGATGGCCATCACGAAGAATCAAGCCCCTCATAGCTTCAGCCATCAACGATGCGCGACCGTTAATCACAGCGAAAGATTGCAGAGAGTTCATTGGTGACATACCAAGCTCCCTGCCTGTCATGACAGCCGCGAAAACCTTCCCAACGTTGCCTCTCATGTCCTTTGGCACAAAATCGCTCTGGCATACGAGTTCAGCGAGTTCCTTAGATTGTGGGAGGACATCAGCCCATGAGTCGATACGGTCAAGATCGGTAGAGGTCATCATATTGTCCTTAAAATGGTGGAGGGATCGTGCCTGATTGTGGTGGCACTAGAGGGTCAAGTATCGGGTTATTGAACGTGTCTTTGTCACGGTTATAGAAGTCGGTGCGTAGTTTCCATTCCCAATACTGGTCGAGAAAGATTTGGACACATTCCCACACCCATCCATCTGTTTTGATTGGAAACAATTGTGCGACACCATCATGTGCATGCAGCAGGAATGCTTCACGCTGGTTGATCTCTGGTATCGCATCGAGACTATATGTAGAGGGTTGTTTCCCACCCTTTGGTCCACTGTGATGGTGTTCAATGATCATGTTCGTGGAATGAGCATATGCAGAAGCTTGGATCGCATGATCCGGGTAGATCGATTTCCCGAACTTGAAATCCAAGATAACAGGAAGGTCACTTACGTTTGGGATCTCTGCGATCAGATCAGCTGTACCGGCATACAACAGATCGGTGTGTATGAGTGCTTGTTCACTCTTGAAGGGTTTGATGTTGAAACCGTCTAAGAGTCGAGCTGCAGCTTCGGCGTCCGCTAATACTGTCGGATCGTCTGTTGCTACTGGTTGACCAGTGACCAGTCCTTCCATCACCAGGTGGCATTGTTTACCTCTGTCACGAGCATGGTCCCATGCGGATAAGCCTTTCTGTTCAATCATCTTGGGAATGCTTGACAGGGGTTGCTCAGCAAGCATTGACCAATTGTCTAGCACCCAGTTGGCGACCTCTTTCACCGCTGGTTTGGTTAAGTCTGTCGTGGTGAGGCTGGATGGCCCTGGTAGTTTTCTTCCATCCATATAGAACGTGGAATGCCCTTTCCACTTACGTGCAGTGATGTCATGCATCTGTGTCCTCCTGGGTGTATGCGTAGCATTCCACCGGCGACCGGTAGAAACACTCACACTTGATGCCAGAGTTACCCTCATGGCATATGCAGGGGCACGCGAGAATGGTCTCCTGATTGTCGCGTGTAAGGAGATCAACGATGCTGGTTGTGATCCTGCTCAACGTCGCCACAGCTTCGCCTAGCTCGGTGAGAGCGGTGAGGATACGCTGGGTTAGTTCGTCACTCATCTTGCACCCCGTAGCATCGCAACAAGAAACACAATGGTCAGTACTAGGCACAGTACGCACCCGTACATGGCAACCATGACAACCTCCACAGCGTCACACAACGCGCCAGTGACACCACACACCACCAGGGCGCAACCAGCACCCATCACAGCCGATAACGCTCTCATGATTCCTCTTTCCAAGCGTCCATGAGTTCACCTGTGAGCCGTACAAGATCCTCATGAGGGATCACCCACACACGATCCCCAAACTTGAAACCGATACGGCCCTCCTGACACCAGCGCCGTAACTGCGCTGGGCTAAAAGCCGTCAATTGGGACGCTTCCGCAATGGTGTACGACAATTTGTCACCCATGACTGATCTCCTGCTGTGAGCGGCCATCTAGCCATCCGAGAGTGAAATCATGCCCCTTGTCGAACAGTGGTTCGCCACCGTTCACACCACTGTGGAAACCTTCCAGATAGTCGTGTGAATAGGTCACGAAGGATCCTGTGTCGTTGACCGGTGGGGTTTGGTCTTCCATGCGTGGGAAGGGTGGTAGTTGTTCTGGTGGTACGGGTGGTGTTGGTGTCTTGGTTTCGTTGGGAAGATCCAACAGATAGGACGGTAATGGTGTGGGTTCTTTTTCCATCCATTGCGGTGCTTGTGGGGCCAGCTCGGTCAGCACTGGTTCGCTGACGGGTGTGTCCGCTGGTGCAATGTATGCTCTGGCTGGCATCCAGAATTCACCACCCATACCATCAGGATTAACACGTACGCCTTGTGGTTCTTCGACAAGGTCGACAGGGGCATCGCTAGGCTCCTCGACAGACACCGGTGTTGGTTCTGGTTCGATCATGGGCTCTGGTTTGAGGTGATCGAGAATTTCAGCGAGACACTCCAAGATCCCTAATTGCACCCACCTCGAAGCAAGTTCATGCTCTTCTGGTGTTTTGCCTTCCTGTAACTGGAATCTCGCAGTGTGAATGATTTCAGCGATTGATTCTCTCGTGGTCATGATTCCTCCTTGATAGTGATACGAAGCTGGCATCCTTTCAGATACAGGTATGGTTGGAAGTTCTCTTCTGTGTAAAGAAATGCGTACTGGCCATGGAATAAACCCGTCGCGGCCCTGCGTGCTTGTTCTTCATTGATAGACCCACTGATTTCACACCAACCCTCCCCTGTCACTGGATAGCCTGACTCGTGTTTCATATGGTTGTATTTGACGCCGAACGTTATATAGAAGGTGGTGGGAGTGGGAGTGGGAGTGGGGTTGGCACTCCCACCACCTTCTTGCTCTCCTACACTGGTATTGCTCAAACAGACGGAATTCCCGTCACCAGCAGAAGGAGAAAACCCATGGCTACACTTCACTACGGAGATCAGTTCTTCGAGCTTGCAGATAATATCTCGCCTAGGCAGGTTCTCGGATGGTTCGCTGAAGGAGTAGGGTCCTACATGGCGATCAGTGTCGAGACCACGAGCGGGGTTGTTCATCTGCTGAGAACCGCTGGCGTTCCTATCTGGGTTGACGAAAGAGAGTAGTCGATCTGTTTGCAGCTGGTGACGTAACCCACTGATATTGTTGTTGATTTCTGTGAGGGCTCGTTGGATAGTCCACGGTTTAATGTCAAGGGAAACCTCGATCTTGCTCATGATGTGACCTCCAATACATCAGCTGCCATCAAAGTGTGGAGCTTCTCCAGTCCTTTCGGTGTAACTCGAACCTGCGGTGCTGAATTCACCCATTCCCCACGACGCTCACTCCAATGTGGTGGATGCGCCTTCATGGCCAGCAGTCCACTATCGATCTTTTCCTGGCACGCATGCCATGCACCTTCACTACGGAAAATCCAGAACCTGCGTTTCATGTAGTCGAATAGGCGTCGTTGCCCAGTGTCGATATGTGAATTCCTTGACAATAGTTTCGCGGCATCAGCAACCGAATAGTCACCCTCGGCGTTAGCGATTGACTGCCAAGCATAGGCTGCTGGTTCCAGTTCAGCTATCTTCAAGCGTTCGTTCTTCAACTCTGTTGCTAAACGGATAATCGTGTCAGGATCCGTGAGGATCTCCTCGATTTTCGCTGGCACAAGATAGGCCCCATGTTTGCTGATTGATGGGAGCACTTCCTCGGTCACCCAAGTGATCATGGGTTCTGCTAGTGGTGAATCAGATCGCAGAACAACACGATATAAACCTGCTTCTGTGACGGTGATGAGTTTCTGCTTCCCACCAGGGGTGTAAGCCTGGCTGATACCCTTCTGCTCCTTGGGTATACGGTTGGCAACCATTGTGGTATTCCCCAATTGCAGCACCTTGCAAATGTCTGCGAGTACGAACCATGGTTTGCCGTTATCATCGACATGGATCCTGATTTGCTGGTTCGTGAAATTGAATAGTCTGACTTCAGTTCTCATGGTGGATTCTCCTTGCGGTGGACAGGGTTTTCCGTCTGATGCTTGACGGTTTTTCATTGCGAAATAGGCTTGTGCATGGGCAACTTCAACCCTTGTTGGGTCACTGTTTATAGCGACGAGATACGCCGCGAAGCTAGATAGGTGGTAATCGTCTTGCTGACGGCTACCTAACCCGGTGGGTGTTTCGGTACAACTGACGAAACAACTCCCCTGCCCTGTGTTCCATGCTGATACTTTTGCGCGGAGGATTATCTTCGAGAAGTCTGCCCAATACTGGCATCCCATCAGTGGCATGAGGTCACGAGCGGACCAATACTCGGTCCCGTCGTCCCGTGAGTGCGTGATCCGGTCAAAAGCTGATGCTGGGCGTTGAATCGTGGCACTCATGACACACACTCCATGAGAGTGCCCTGAAGTGTTTCATGCCGGTTGAACACCTGATCCCACACTGCTTTCCCAATGCTTGGCATGACACAATTGCGCATTACTTGACGACGTTTCGATGCTTCCCAATTGTCGGCACAAGCTGGAAGTGTGATCCCATATGCTCTTTCAAGGTCTTGTGTCGTGGCGACAATCATTGGGGAAAGTGAATGGTGTTGATTCTTCCTGTACGCAAGCTTCTCCGATGCGATTCTTGGACGATCCTTACTGTTCGCCACGTATGGAAGTGGAGTGTTTGACCATGCATAGTGACGATCCAGCTTCGTCGTTGGGGGAATCAGTGGCTCATAGTAGGGAATGGTGTTCTCCACGATCCATGCCGTACCAGATGGAGCGAAATGTTTCAGCAATAGGATTTCTCCGTACAGCTGCTCTAACTGGGGATACCGGTAGATGTTTGACCGACGCGTGACAAATTGTTGCAACTTTGAGTGGCTGGTGCATGGTGGTGAACTCCAGATGAAATCCCAACCATCGGTGAGATGATCTGCGAGATAGTTGTGTGCATCACAAACGAGCAGTTCATCATCAGGCCAGAGAACCCTATAGGCTTCAGCAACACCGGGATCATTCTCGATCGAGGTTATCTTCACTGCTCTCTCCCCCACACTGTTAGGCCACAGGGCACGGTTCCCACCGATACCCGAATACATGTTCAACACGCGAATCGATGTCATGATGCTTCCTCATGGGCATCGAGCCGGGTTTTAACGTCTTCGGGTTGAATGGACACAGCAACCCACTCGTAGGGGTCGGCGGCCCGTGCAACACATTCCCCTGACGGCATCACGACTACTTGAACGGATGCCGGTACGCCGAGCAGGGAGGTTGGCTCATCGGGGTCGGTGAGTCGTTGGGGTTCATGACAGAGAATGATTGCTTGGACTGGTTGATCGTTGTAGTTGATGGTGAAGGGGATACCGTCAAAGGGAGTTGATGCTCTCATGCCGTGTCCTTGTGGGTGTCGGTACGCGCACGATCAATCAGAATTGTTGAACCAGTTCCTAAAGCGTCTGCTACTGCGAGGAATTCAGTCAGCTTGAGAGTATTGTTCTTCATTGCAAAGTACAATCTGTCCTGCTTGAGTCCAGCGTTAGATGCGACTTCACTCATTGTCAGCCCTTGGCGAGCAATCTCAGAGGACAGTTCTCTGTACACATTTACTGCCCAATGATCGGCTATCATGTTGCCTCCTAAGTGCTCCGCTTTCCGGAGCATGTCTACAGTATGCTCCGCCATTCGGAGCATGTCAAGTATTTTCCATAGATGTCTTTGTGCTCGTTTTCCCGGAGCACCTTTGATACTATTTACTACATGACTGTTACTGTTAGCGACATCGTTCGCTTGATCCAGGAGATCATGCAGGAAAAGGGAATCGGGTACAACGAGCTTGGAAGAAGGCTCGGTGTATCATCTGGACGCATCAGCGAAAAGCTCAACGGAAAAACGAACTGGAAGCTGACTGACCTTTTCAGTTATGCCGAAGCGCTAGGTGTAAGTCCGGAATCTATCACCGCAGAATTGGAGCGCCGCGACAGCAAAATCGTGTAAACTAGTTCATGATTCCTCCTTTGTGAGGTGTTGACCGTCAGGGGTTTTGTTTCCACTTAGACCCTGGCGGTCCTCTTGTTTTGGTGTCCTCTAGCTAATCGTACTTATGTTCGACACGCCAACAGTGTTCCTTGTCAGTGGGATAACTACAAGAATTTGCCGAGAAATCAATGCCCTGCTGGCGTATATTTCCTTCCATGAATCAACCTATGCCCCCAGCCTGGTATCCAGATCCACAGAACCCAGAAATCATGCGTTGGTGGAGTGGACAAGGATGGACAGAGCACACCAGTGCTAAGCAAGATGTTCCTGCAACACCTCAAATGCCTGCACAGAAGCCACGGAGGATCACCCAGAACCCAGCTCCATCACCAAAGCGCCCCGTGATGCGTGCCAAACAATCGACCTCAACCCAAGCACCCGAACCAAAGATTTCAGTAGCGAAGATTCTAGCTGAGAAGATCCCGGTATTCGGTGCAAACAAGAAAGCCGAGGAACTTCAAACAGAAGTTCATCAACTGCAAACATCGCTCAATCAACTCGGCGGTATGGAGTACAACGATGTTCAGCAAGCCATCGCCACGGCAAACAAAGAACTTGCAACCATCCAAAGCAAAATCTCCTCGAAACAGACGGAGCTTCAATCGCTTGAATCAGAAATTGTCAATGTCAGAGCAACTGTAGGTTTACAAGAAGCAGGATTCTTTGATTTTGATCACCCTGCAGAATCATCGGCTGATCTTGCCGCAGATCTCGCAGCTGTCAGGCAAGAAATCAAGTATGCGATCAGTGATAATCAAGCTACTACTGCAAACGGGAATTTCACCTTCAACTCATCGCTTGCCCAGGGCAAGAAGTTTGTTGACCAGTTGAGTAAAGCAATGCTCGCCTACTACAACGCAGTGTCTGAAAATTGCGTCAAGACTGTGCGGGCCGGAAATTTGAAGACAGCACAGATACGACTTGATAAAGCAATTGAACTTGTGGCCAAGAATGGCGCGATGATTAGTCTACGAGTTACACCGACTTTCCATCGCTTAAGGTCTCGCGAACTTGGTCTAGCTGCTAGGCATCTGGAAGCCGTTCAACGGGAGAAAGAGATTGAGCGTGAACGTCGAGCTGAGCAACGTGAAGCCGAAAAGGCCGAGCGTGAGCTACGAGCAGAAAAGGACAAGCTGGAAAAAGAACGACAGCATTATCTCAACGCTCTTGATCAGATGAGGATCCAAAATAATGAAGCTGGGATCGCAGACATGGAATCCAAGATCGCTGACTGTGATCGCGCAATCAATGATGTGGATTTCCGGGTCGCCAATATTCGCGCAGGTTACGTGTACGTCATCTCCAACATTGGTGCTTTTGGCCCTGGGGTTGTCAAAATCGGGATGACTCGACGATTGAAACCAGAGGACAGAATAAGAGAACTAGGTGGATCATCCGTTCCTTTCCGCTATGACACCCACGCCTTGTTTTTCGCTGAAGATGCTGTAGGAATCGAGACAGCCCTCCACCACACTTTTGCAGCCCAGAGGATTAATAAGACTAATGCTCATCGCGAGTTCTTTAGAGTGACACCTGCAGATGTGTTGAGAGCCTTGAAAGATTCTAATGTTCACGTAGTGGAGTATGCGGTAGAACCGACTGCTGAGGAATTCGTGAATAGTGGTGGCGATATTCTGACTGGTGTACAGAGTCTTCCGCCTGTTGAGAGTCATCAAATAGTCGCTTCAACAACTGCTCAGTAAATACTTGACACCATAAAGACTAACCCCCGCCAGTGCAGCCACAGGAGTCGGACGGCGAGGAGGATTATTCACAATACTGGGCTGGAATAATCCTGGCAGTAAGGCCCCTTCTTAGGTTCGAATATTTGTACGATAGCCACCTTAGAATTGTCAGACCCCTCACCCAAACTAGAAATACAACTGAATAAAGGAGGTGAGCCGATGAAAATGGATGAAATCCTCACCCTGGTATTCCAAGGAATCACCGCAGTAGCAACCATAATCTTGCTACTGAGAACAAGGAAACCAAAGGAACCAGCCGAAGAGGATGACACCGAATAATCGGTGAAAAGGCCCCTAGATCAAGCAACTATCTAGGGGCCACTCCTTCACATCATATCAAGAAAGGACACTCTCGATGAAAAAGACAAGCAACATCCTCTTCCTATGTTCAGCTTTGATGGCGGTCTCAGCGATCATCCTGGCACTAGGGGCACATGAATGGCTCACTGCGACCAGCATTGGCACTGCAGTATTCGTTGGAATAGGCGCGTGGGTGGTGGCTCGCCGGGGTTGAGAATTACCTACTCTAATGGGGCGATAGCTAAACGGTCTGCCAACCCATCCAATGCCATCCCTCGTTGATGCTCGTCACTGTGAAGATAGTGCTGCATAGTCACGTTCACATTCGCGTGACCCAAAATGTCAGCGATCACCCTCTCTGGTACACCCATCTCCAAGAGCAAACTCGCTGCAGTTCCACGAGCTCCATGTAACGGCACACCAGGCACACCGGCCCGTTCTAGTGCGACCTTCCACATTGTCCAGTCATTGCGTGTCTCATCTGGTTTATCTAGGTCGTACCCGTGGAACACGTACCCATCCGGCTCATCGGTTACTTGCTTCCAGGCTTGAAGTACGGCGATGGCTGGGCGTGGGAGTGGAATGACACGATTCGATGCAGCAGTTTTGGGGGCCTTAGTGGTGATCCCTTTACCTGGGAGCCGTTGAGCGGCACGCTCGACCGATAGTAATCCTTTGCCTAGATCAATATCTGACCATTTCAAACCGAGGGCTTCTCCCTGCCTCAATCCGAGCACAAGTGCGATGGTGAGCCGCGCGAGTTCCCTGGGTGACTGAGCGCCTGCAATGACGCGCCTGGCATCATCTGTGGATAGTACGGGGTGTGGGTTCCTGCGTGGCGATGGTGAATCAACGAGGGATGCAACGTTTTTGTCGATTTTGTCTTCCCTCACTGCCACTTTCAACGCTCTCGAAAGGATCGCGTGGGTTTGGCGTACAGTGGTTTCGCAGAGTCCTTGTTTCCGCATTTCACTATGGACTTTCCTGATATGTTCGGTGGTGAGTTTCGTGAGCTTGATGTTGCCGATGTGCGGCAGCACATAGAGTTCCATACATCTGGTGTATCCGTAGAGGGTGCGTTCTTGGATCCTGGTTGGGCATATTTCTTCGAGCCAGTAGGTGAGCCATTCAGAAACCGTAAGATTGATGGTGGTGAGTTTCCCAGCGTCTTGCTGTCGTTGGATGGTGCGAAGTTTCGTTTGGACTATGGCACGGGTTTTTCCAGTGACTCGTTTTCTTTGGCGTTTTCCGTTTTTCACACCAGTTTCAATGGTTGCGACCCATGTCCCATTTTTGTCTTGGAAGACTGA